TTGGATCGAGCTGGACAAGACAGCACGCGCGGCATCCATGCCCGGCGCGGCTGGACCATCGTCAACGAAACCGAAAACGCCTACGAGCGCGCACCGGGGTGAGGATCTGATATGGATAACATGGCCAAGTACGGCTTTCGCTACAGCATGAGCAACGGCGAGCCGTGCCCCAATCCGGTACGGCGTTATGTCGCCGATGGCTACCAAGCCAAAGCCGACGACACCACCACCAACGTCGATCTCAACATCGGCGACCCCGTCAAGCGCCTGGGCGATGGCACCGTCGCGCTGGCCAACGGCGGCGACCCGATCTACGGCATCATCGTCGGCATCGAGCCGTACTGGAACGGCTCGGTGATGCAGCCGACCAGCCGCTTGCCCGGTGGCACGACCTCGGGCGGCATCTTCGAGCGGCAAAGCGCGGTGCTCATGGTCCCCGCCAAGGGCATCTACTGGGAAGCGGACGTCAACGACAACACCACGGCCACGACCGAGGTGGCCTATCGCCAGTTTGCCGGCGAGAACGTCGATCACGCCTGCGTCGCCGATCTCAGTAACCCAAGCCAGCCCAAGGCCAATCCGCGCCTGGCCATCGCAGGGCACGGCACGCCTACTGCGCAGTGGCGCTGCGAGCACCTGAGCTCGTCGCTGAACAATCAAGACTTCGCCGGAGCGAACGTCAAGTACGTCGTCAGTGTCAACGAGAGTCAAGAAACCCCGGCAATGTCGCCGGTTGGGATCTGAGAGAAGGGTCTAAACCGTCATGGCCGGAACAGTACTGACCTCGGTAATCGCGCACGGGCTCAAAGAGACGCTCGAAGAGATCGTCGATGACGACACCGATGGCGTCGAAGCCAAAGCCGTATTTACGCAGTGGTGCGACATCCGCACCATGGAAGACAACTACGAAGACGACCAGGAGATGGCCGGGCCCGGCTTTGCGTCGGAAAAACCCGAGTCGCAAGAGACCCAGGTCGGCACGATCAAAGAGGGCGCGACGTATCGGTACAGCGCCCGCACCTTCGCGCTCAAGCTCATCATCTCCGAAGAGGCCATCGAAGACTGCAAGTACGACAAGCTCTTGGACGCCGCCGGCCGCCTCAAGCGCTCGCTCTGGAAGACAGCCGACACCGACGCCACCAACATGCTCGTGCGCGCCACCAACCCGAGCTACGTCTTTGGTGATGGTCAACCGCTGGCGAGCGCCACCCATCCGCTGCCCCAGGGCGGGAGCTTCAGCAACATCCTCGCAACCGGCATCGCGCCCTCGCGCCAGGCCGTGATCATCGCGACCAGCACCTTGCGCAAGTACCCGGGCCATGACGGCACGACCGAGGGCTACGAGCCCAAGACCATCCTGAGCCCAACCGAGCAGTGGGCGGTCTGGGACGGGGTGCTGCTCTCGGAGAAGGCGCCCGAGGCGGGCAACTTCGCGCTCATCAACGTGGCCCAGCGCCTGCGTTTGAAGAACATCTCGATCAAATACTGGAACAACACCACGACCAACTGGTGCATGACCAGCGACGCCGACAACGGCTTCAATTTCAGGTGGAAGCGCCGGCCGCGTAACCGCAGCTGGGTCGATAACGACCACCAGGTCATGAAGTACTCGATTGACGCGCGGTGGTCGCGCGGCACCTCCGAGCCCAGAGCCATCATCTTCAGCGCCGCCTGATAGGAAGGGCTTTTGCCATGAGTGCATACGGATCTCTGGGCTACGAAGACCTGCCGATGTACAGCCTCGGCGCCGGCATCCGCTCTGATTACGGCGCCATGATCCCGCCCGGCGGCCGGGTCTACTACGTCAGGAACCCGGTCAACGTCAACGGCGACTCGGAAGATGTCGCCAGTCGCTGCATCAGCTCGCTCAACGGCGCGCTCACCCAGTGCCGCCCCAATGGCGGCGACACGATCTTCGTGCTCCCCGGCCACACCGAGACCATCCCGATTGGCGAGTACCTCACCAACTTGGTCCCGGGCGTCACCGTCATCGGTCTTGGCAACGGCAACGCCCGACCGACCTTCACCTGGGCGGGCGCGACCTCGACCTGGGGCATCGACTTGCCCAACGTATCGATTCGCAACTGCGTGCTCAACCTCGACCCGGGCGCAGGCACCGTCACCGTCGCCAACCCCATCACCATCTCGGCTCCGGGCTGCTCGCTTCTGGGCTGCAAGATTCGCGCAGGCAGCAGCGCCACGTGCAAGGTGGGGACGGCGATCGCGGCGCTGGCCGGCTCCACCGACCTGAGCCTCTTTGGCAATGACGTGTGGGGCGCGACGGCGGCCGAGTGCGTGGCGCTCGTGAGCTTCAACGCCAGCCACAATTTGCGCTTCATGGGCAATTCGCTGGTGGGCGCGACGTCGTCGGCCGCCGCCGGCGTGATGCAGTTTACCGGCGCGGCCAGCACCTTCATCAAGGTGCGCGACTGCCAGCTGAGAAACAACAAGGCGCTCTCGAGCGTCGTGGTGACCGGCTTGGCCGGCGTCTCGGGCGAAGTTGACAACGTGTTCATGACCGGGCTCTCGGATGCGGGCTTGACCTCGTTCTGGTCGGTCCCGGCGAGCCTCACCTTTGGCGCCCAGGTCTACGTCGCCAACACCATCGGAGAGCGCGCCGCGCTCTTTGGCACAGCCTCGGCCTAACCCTTGATCATGGCAGGATGGCACCCACGATCAGCAGGCATTGGCGCGGAGGGCCCGAAGATTACGCGGCCCTCTGCGACTACTGCAACGTCCGCTACCTGCGCAGCCAGCTTACCCAGCAGGGTAGCGGGCGCCTGGCGTGCGTAGGTCCCGGCACCAACGGCTGCGGCGCTGGGCGCGACGAAGTCGAGCTCGATAAAGCCAACGCCGACGCCCTGCGCTACCGGCGCAAGCCTTCGCCCCACCGAGGCGGGCGCTTTGACCGGTTGCGTGCGTCGGTCGAGGACATCTTCGCCGAAACGCTTATCGAGTACTGGGACGCGAGCAAGGGTGTTGTGAGCGCGCAGAGCGGTCAGCTGACGAGCTGGAAAGGACAGAGGGCCGGCTCGACATTTGCTGCCAGCCCGCCGTACTCGAAGGCCAGTTGGCGAGAGAGCGTGCCGGAGTTTTTCGGCCGCCCCGGGATTCAGGTGGATGGCGGCCCCGAGGTGGGCTCGGTCTGGATCGCGCCAGGCGCGCTGGTCCCGAGCGGTGCGCGGCTCTACGCCGCCGCCGCGCTTTTCTACCATTCGATGGCCAGCATCTATCCCGGCTACAACGGCGCGATCGAGCTCTGGGGCGTGTCGATCATCGCGGGGCTGGCGCGAAACTACAATGCGGGGGTGCATCAGCTTTTCTACAGGTCGGTGGCCGTGCCGGACGGGACGGTGCTGCCGCTTCCCGTTGCGGGGCCCCGGGCCCAGCTTTTCGAGATGGACGCGCGCGGGCCTTTGACCTTTCGTGCCGGGCCCAACTCCGAGGTGAAAAGCAGCGTCGATTCTCCGATCGCCGAGCCCAGCAGCCAGGTGTCGCTGTACCCCGGCAGCACGGTGACGCTGATTGTGATCGCCGAGGACCCCACCGACGCGCAGATTTCCGAGTTTCAGTCACTTGGGCGCTCCTACGCGGTGATGCGCCCATGACCGCCGCCACCACTGCCATTATCGACTTGCCCATCGATACGATCGTGTTGCGGGCTTATCAGCTTGCTGGGCTCCTGGATCATTCGGCGAGCTCGAGCGGGCCCACCTGGGCAAGCCGCGCGTCGATGGCGCGCGACTTCCTCGAGCTCGATCTTCAGGGCCTGCAAGCGCGCGGCTACCTCGTGCGCTCGATTGATTTTTTCCCGCTCGTGTTGGTCGCCGGCACCAACCCCTACCCGCTGCCGGGGACGTTTGACCTCATCGGGACCGCGACCTACTTGCCGCTTGGCAGCGCCTCGGGCGTCACGCACGTGCACATGATCGACACCTACGAGTACCAGAAGATCAGCGACAAGCTCGCTTCTGGAGCTCCGACGCTGTTTTACCCGCACCGCGCGGCCGAGTTTCAGGTGTACTTCTGGCCGGTGCCGGATGCGGGGTCGCTTGGGACGGTGACCTTCCAGCGGCGCAGGATCTTGGCGACGATGCGCCAGGGCGACAAGACCATCGACTGTGAAGCGGCCTGGAACCAGTACTTTTTCTACAGCCTGGCCCATCAACTGGCGCTCGCCCACACGCTGCCCAACGCGCACATCCAGGAGCTTCGAGGCATGAAAAACGAGAGCTTCATGCACGCGCGCAACTTTGGCCGGCAGCGGGCTAGCACGACCCTTATCAGCACTCACCGGGGAGGTCGCTAATGCACTTGGTTGCGCCGTTGGTGGGAGGCGTTGTGGGCGCCGAAAACGGGCATGCCGAGCTCTATCAGCGCGGCACCAGCACGCGCGCGATCTATTACCTCGACTTCGAGGGCGAAGTGCTCGTGACCACCGGCGCCGATGTGGCGCTCGATGCCCACGGCGGCGCGGTGCTGTATGTGACCGAGCTCGTGTTGGTGGTGGTCAAGGACGTTGGCGGCGCGGTGCTGCGCTCGTTTGTGGCCGGTGATGCCGCGCCCGCCGTGGAGGTCATCAGCCAGAGCTTCAGCGGCACAAGCTACGACGGCGCGAGCAGCGGGCTCGGGGAGCCGACCACGCTGGCTTCAGTGCTCGATAGATGGCTTTTGCAGACCGGCGGCAGCGACTGGAATGTCACGATTCCGGGCGCCGTCGATCCGCCGGGCATCAGCATTGGCGACGCGCTTGCGGGCAGCTATGGCCTGGTCTTCAATGTCAGGGCATTTGGGGCGCTGGGTGATGGCGTGTCGTTTGACACCAACGCCATCAATGAAGCCATCACGCAGGCCCAGGTCGTCAATGGCGGCATCGTGTATTTTCCGCCGGGCACCTACCGCACCACGGGCAATCACCAGGCTGCGTGCTCGGTGCTCGGCGCTGGGCCTTCGGCCAGCCGGGTGGTGAGCTCCAGCGGCGTGGTGCTCTTCAACTGCAATCCGCCCGCCAAGGGCTTTCAGACCTTTGCGGGCCTGCACCTCTCAAGCGAGGTGGTTGGCGCCGATGCGCTGGTGCGGCCCAACGGCACGCGCCTGGTGATGAGTAACATGGTCCTGGATGCCGGGACCTTGGGCGGCTACGGGGTTCGGATTGGCGGTAACGCGACCTTCGAGCTCCTCTGTGACAACTGCATTTTCTTGCTGGGCAGCAATGGCTATGCCTACAGTTCGGTTTCGCTCGCGGCCGTGCGGCACGCTCTATTTCGTGACTGCCGGTTCATCACGCCGGCGAGCTACGCGCTCGGGGCCGTGGTGGTGGGCAGAAACATCTGGTTTGAGCAGTGCGTGTTTGAAAACGACGCATGCACGACCGGCACCTATGATTGTATCCAGAGCTCGACCACCCAGATGCTCGCTCGGGTCCGGGGCTGCGAGTTCACGGCGTCAGGTGGCGCGACCGTGACCGCGATGGGTCTTGGCAGCTATGCCAGCAATTCGTACTTTGACGAAATCGACAACAGCTTTGGGGTCGGTATTACGGCCTATGGTTACACCGTCCCCAACGCGCGCGGGGCGCAGGTGACCTTGCGCTCACGCGAGTCACGCAGCATCTTCATCACCGACAACACCACTGCGCCCATCTTGCCCCTCGATCAGTATGGGCTGGTGACGCTTTCGAACAATGCCGCCACCAACTTCACTTGGCAGGCGAGTAAGGTGCCGCCCGAGGGTGCGCGCGGGTCGGTCGTGTTGTATCGCCCCACGGGCAGCGCTGCGGTCAACGCGGCGGCGGGCTCGGTGTGCCTGAGCCCGGTGGCCATTGCCGTGGTCGCGACCGGGACCTACACCTGGGAGTACCGCGCGGTCATACCGAATGCGACCGTGCGCCTAACGCTCGTCGTGGACGGCAAAAACAATGGAACCGGCGCGTAATGGCCGAGATCAAGCGCGAGCGGGTGGTCTTTGGCAACTTCCAAGAGAGCGGCCATGAAGCGCTTGCCGGCGCGTCGCCTCTGGCCATCAATGTCGTCATCGATGCCAAGGGCGCGGTGCACCGCCGGCCTGCGCTGGTGCCGCGTACCAGTGGGTCGCTCTCGGGCGACGCGGACATCGTCAGCGAGCGCGGGGCCATCGTGGGGCTGCATTCGACCGCAGGGGGGCGGCTCTTTGCCGTAAGCGAGGTCAGCCCGCTTGGACACATCTACGAGCTCCGCGGCATCGCCGTACAAGACCTGTCGATTGCGACCGGCTCAGAGGTCGTGGGCGACCGCCGGCCGATATTTGCCGAGACCGAGGCCATGCTCGTGATCTCAGCCGGGCGAGCGCCGCAAAAAGTGCTGCTGGGGCCGCCGACCTTGAGCAGCCGGCTTGCGGGCGGCCCGCCCGAGGGCAGCCACGTGATTGCCCACAAGTCGCGCTTGCTCTTGAACGACGTACGCACGGCCAGGACCAACACCATCCGGTACTCCTGGCCGGCGGCGGGCTCGAGCTATGAGGGCCATGAAAACTGGACCGATGAAGTGGACGAGCCCCAGTCGTCGGGCTTCTTCAACGCCGATGCGCGGCCCGATCCCGTGGTTGCGCTGCATGAAAACACCAACGAATTGTTTGCGTTTGGAAGTTCTATCTTGAATGTGTTCACGACCACCGACAGCACAGAAGTCACGTTTGCCCCGAGCAATACGCGCGAGCTTGGATGCCAGGCGCCCTATAGCATCATCAAGTACGACCAGAACTTTGCCTTCATCGACAGTCATCGGCGCGTGATGATGACTGACGGGCGCGACTACCAGTGCCTCAGCACCGACATTCAACAGACCCTCGATGACATCGGCGACCTGAGCGATGCGTTTGGTTACCGCGTGACGCTCGGGCCGGTGGACGCGCTCTGCTGGTGCTCGCCGACCGATGGCCGGACATTTGTGTACCAGATGCCGACCAAAAGTTGGTCGCAGTGGCATAGCTACAACAACTTCACAAACGATTTTGCGCCCTGGCCGGTGCGCTGCGCGCTGCGCGTGCCCGAAACCGGGCAGATGCTGGTGGGCGCTGCGCGGAGCTTCATCCACAGTTCGGGCGTGGTCAATCACGGCGATGTGTACGCGCTTGGCAACGATGTTTTTTATGATCTGGTACCGCCCGCGCGCGAACTGCCCGACGACCACGTCAGCGTGCGGCCAGAGGGCACTCAGATCGTGGCGCGCGTGGACACGGGATTTGTCGATCGCGGCACCAGCGGGCGAAAGCATTGCCGGGCGCTGCGGCTCAGCTGGAAAGGTACGCCGAGCACCGACACGGCGGCGTTTGTGCAGTGGCGCGACGATGCCGGGCCCTGGGAGCATCCTCGGCAGATCGAAATCACCGGCAACTCCGAATCGATTTTGCGCTCGCTCGGGGTGTATCGCCGCCGCCAGTGGCGCGTTACCTTTTCCGGGCGAAGCGAGCTTGTCTTGGCTCGCGCCGAAGAAGAGTTTCAGCTGCTTATAGTGTGACTCGGAGAAGGCTCCCATGCGAACAAGTCCCACAGACACCGGCTGGCAAGATAGCCCCGACTACCGGGACACCATCCGTAGCGTTCCCATCTTCGGCGACATCGCCGGCGGCTTTGGAATGAGCACGAGCGCCGAGCGCAACAAGCAAAAGGCACTCGAGCGCTCGATGCAGATGTTGGTTGAGTATCGACCCGAGCAGCTACAAGCCCGGCAAACGGCCATGGACAATGCCATGTCGCTCTTCCAGCCCGTCAACAACGCGCTGGTCAATGCCTATGGACCCGGAGCGGCGCTGCCCTTGGCGCAGGCGACCCAGATGCCATTTTCCGATCAGGCGATGGCGCAGATGCAGAGCCAGGCCAACCCCAAGCCTGTCCAGAAAAAGCCGCCGTCCGAAGCCGAGCGCCGCAAGCACATGAGAAAAAACCACGGCGGACTCTTCTTTCCGTTCTGAGCAAGCATCATGGCCGGGCCCATCAACTCCAACATCCTCACCAGCCCGCTCACCGAGCGCAACAAGCGCGCTGAGGAACAAGCGCGCGCGGCCAAGTGGGCTGCAGCGGCCCAGCAAGTGGGCGTGCCGAGTTCGCAGATTCCGGCGGCGCCGGTCTACGATGCGGATGCCGACCGCAGGCAGCAGCAGCAGGCCAACAGTTCGTATTCAAAGTGGGCTGGGGCGGCGCGCGATGCGGGCGTGCCGGCGTCTGCAATTCCTTCTGGGCCGATTGTCGATCAAAGCGCACCGCCTGCGCAGCAGGCTTCTCTTGGCGGCTGGAGCAAGGGGTATGCAGATTGGGCTCAGCCCGCGCCGGCCGCGACACCCGCTGAACCTGCGTTTTCGGTTCGTGGCTATGGGCCTGATACGAAGTACCCGACCAGCGGCAAGGGCGTGGCCGGCGCGGCTGCCACCGGCGATACGAGCTCGCAGTATGACTGGGAGGAGTGGGCTAAACACGAATGGAACTACCCCCAGAGGGGCGCGCTACAGGACCCGGGCACGGGCGAAACCTACCTCGAGAAAAATCCGCTTCCCGAGGGGGGCACGGCCAAGCAGCAAGCCTGGATCGACGACATGATGAAGTACGGCTCGCTCAAGAAGCCCGACTTCGACCAGTTCTACAAGAACGCCTGGCAGCACTCCGAGGGCGACATCAACCGGCAGTTCGCGGGCCGCGGGCTCTACAATTCGAGCGACGCGCTCCGGGCCCTGTCGCACTCGCGCGGCGATCTCGCGGCGCAGCAATCTCGCGACGAAGCCGACTACCTGATGAAGTCGTGGCAGAACGACGTAAGCCGCTTGGCCACGGCGGCCAAGCTCCAGGGCGACATCACCCAGGCCGATCTCGACCGCTGGGGCATCGGCTTTGACGCAGCTGCGCGTGCGCAGCTTCTGGAAGAGGGCCGCGTGCGCGGCGGAATCGAGGACACGCTTGGCGCTGCCAGGACCGCGATTGGGGCGGCGATGCCGATGATGCAAAACATGCTGGAGGCCGATGCCGATCTTGTCATGAAGTACATCATGGAGAACCCCGCCGCAGCGACCAACGCACTCAACACCGACACCCAGAACAACGACAAGAGCGGCGCCGCGCTCATCGCGGCAGCCAAGTTGTTTTATGGCGGCGGCGGAGCAGGAGCCTGAGCCATGGGTACGCCAAGTCTTCTGGACTACGTGACCCCGGCGCCGACGCCGACGTACATGCCCGGCGGCGATCGGCTCAGTGCTGCGATCAGTGACATCTGGGAGAAGCGCAAAAACGATCGCCAGCTGGAGATCGAAGCGGCCACGCAAGCGGCGCAACAGCGAAACTGGGAGATGGGCAACCAGCTTCGC